TCTGTGGTCACTCGCACCTACACAAACACGCCAAAGGCTTTGGAGGATGTGACTGAGACACCAGAGGGTCAGACTGAGCCAGTAACGACTAAAGGCTTAAAGTCACAATGGATTGCTCAAGTCAAATCTGCTGCCAACTCACAACTGGCAAGCACCGATTGGATGGTCATTCGCAAAGCAGAGCGTGATGTGGCTATTCCTAGCGATGTGGTGACAGAGAGAGCAAAGATTATTGCTGACTGTACGGCCAAGGAAGCTGCCATTGCAGCTGCCACCACCATTGACGCATTGATTGCGGTAGTCGCACCAGTCATTACCCGTGAATGACCATGGATGCCGACACTGACAAGCGCCTGGCGGTGCATGAAGCAATCTGTGCAGAGCGATACAGCTCTATCGCCAACACCTTAAAAGATGGCGACAGGCGCATGACCAAGATTGAATATCTGCTCTATGCAGCAATCTTGGCCGTTCTGCTTGGACCAGGGGTGGCTGCCGAATTCGTCAAGAAGATTTTCGGGCTATGAAAGACTGGGCCGTGGCACTCATTGCTGCGGCCTTGCTAACGGCCACCATCATTTGGTGCTTTACTGTCATCATTTTGTTTTGGCCATGATCTATGCTTTGGTCCTATTAGCAGCCACTGCCGAATATCGATGCACCAGGTGGACATGGACCGGTGATGTCTACAATCGGAGGGTTGTCTGCATTAAGTGGGAAAAGGTAGAGCGAAAATGATCGATCCAATCACGGCCCTGGCGGGGATACAAAGCGCCATCAGCATGGTCAAGAAGGCGGCGGGTGTGGCCCAAGACCTTGGCTCACTTGCGCCAATGATTGGCAAACTTTTCGATGCCAAGTCAACAGCTACCAAGGCCATGCTTCAAGCCAAACAGTCTGGCAAAGGCTCGAACATGGGTACTGCTCTACAGATTGAGATGGCACTAGAGCAAGCCAGAGCATTTGAAGAAGAGTTAAAGATGCTCTTTATGCAGACAGGCAAGATTGATGTTTGGAACAAGATTAAAGCCCGCCAAGCCGAGATGGACTTGGCAGATGCTAAAGAGATAAGTGCGCTAAAGAGGGCAGAGAAAGCAGCCAAAGAAAAAGAGCAAGAGATGAACGAGTTAGCCATGATTATTGGTGGCTGTGCGTTTGTGCTGTTCTTGGTGGTTATCGGTATTTATGAGTTAATGGAATTCTGTAACACTACCAGAAGGTGCGGTAGATGACTTGGTTTGATATAGTTCTTTGGTCTGCTGTGCCAGTTAACTATTTCTTTTGGATAGTTGTTTATCCAAGGCTGGGAAATGAATGAGTACCAAAAGACCTTTGATGTGTGCCTCAAGATATTCGTTTACGGGTGTGTGGCGCTTTATGTGCTTGGTTTTTTGAAGTTTTTGCCTGACGATTTGTCGGACAAAATTGTTAATCTCTTACTTGGAATGATTGGACTGTAATGCTATCTCTATTTTCTACACTTGGTGGTTTGCTTATCTCAGGTTTACCAAAACTACTAGACTTCTTCCAAAACAAAGATGACCAGAGGCATGAACTTGCTTTGGCTAGGGTTCAAGTAGAGTTACAACTACAGATGATGGCTCAAGGCTTTAAGGCTCAAGAGCGCATGGAGGAGATACGCACAGACCAGATTGCCATGCAGACAGATGCCCAGATGACAGAAGCTGCTTTGGCGCATGATGAGAAAATCATGGAAAAAGCAAGCACTTGGGTGGTCAACTTTGTAGGTACTGTAAGACCTATCGTTACCTACATCTTTATCTTTGAGTTGTGTGCAATTAACGCATGGATTGCATATTACGTTTACTCCAGACCTAGCTTAGTGACAAACATGGATGACTTGATTCGAGTTACTGACATTATTTTCTCTAGCGATGAAATGGCAATGCTTGGAGGAATTATCGGTTTTTGGTTTGGCTCACGTTCATGGGCTAAGAAATGAAAATCAGCGAAAAGGGCGAACATCTGATGCACTTCTTTGAAGGCTACAGGAATAAGCCTTATCGTTGCTCTGCTGCGATTTGGACTGTTGGATGGGGTCACGCTATGTACTCAGACCAATTAAACCTGCCAAACGTGCGTAAAGAGGGTTACACAGGGCTTATCAGGTCTGACTATCAACTTAAGGGGGAAGATAATCGTGTATGGTCAAAAGAGGAACTGGTCAACCTTTTCAAGATGGACATCGATAATTTTGAACGTGGTGTTCTTCGACTTAGCCCTGCTCTTGCTAGTCATCAAAGCAAATTCGATGCTGTTGTCTCTTTTGCCTACAATGCTGGGCTAGGTAACTACCAAAGGTCAACCATTCGCATGAAGGTTAACAGGGGCGATTGGGAGGGGGCTGCCGAGGCTTTTATGATGTGGACAAAAGCCGGTGGTAAAGAAGTAGCAGGGTTAGTCAAAAGACGCAAAGCTGAAGTAGCGCTTTTCCTAGCATAATTAGCCCATGCCAAGCCAGACACAACAAATTGAGAATCCAGCGCCACCCAACATCGGTTATGCGACCGAGGTGTATGAGCGCAGGCATTTCAATGAAAACAATGGCGCTTTGAATATTTACTTCAAAAAGCTGTCAACCATTCTGGGTTCTTTGTTTGGTCCAAGAGGTGGTCGGTTTATGAATGCACCTTATGGCGCTTTTCAAAGCACTGCTGACCAGACGGTAGCAGCGGCAAATACGGCTTATGCAATGACATTGAATACTGTCGATTACGCCAATGGCGTGAGTGTCGCAAGCAATTCACGCATCACAGTGGCTGACGCTGGCATTTGGAATTTGCAGTGGTCTGGACAATTTCAGAACACTGATACACAAGACCATGACGCGAGGATTTGGCTCAAGATAAATGGCACTGTGGTGACTGGATCGACTGGATTTATTTCAGTGCCAAGCAGCCATGGTGGTGTTAATGGCCATTCAATTGTTGGCTGGAATTATTTTTTGAGCTTAGACGCAACTGATTATGTTGAATTGTGGTGGGAGACTGACAGCACCAATGTCAGCATCCAGGCTTATCCGGCATCAGGCAATTACCCCTCAACGGCATCAGTTATTGCGACAATGAGCTTTGTGTCTAACATTTCAGCATAATTAAATCATGTACATACCCTTAAAGCTACCACCAGGAATTTTCAGAAACGGCACTGAATACCAGGCTGCTGGCCGCTGGTATGACGCAAACCTAGTGCGCTGGTATGAAGGGACTCTGCGTCCCATCAATGGATGGCGTACCAGGTCAAGCTCACAGATGACGGGATCATGCCGAGGCATCATCACCTGGCGCGACAATGGTGCAGACCGATGGATCGCAGCTGGCACACACACAAAGCTGTATGTGATGAATGCACTTGGCACATTGAAAGACATCACGCCAACTGGATTCACCACAGGCTACGCAAGCTCCACAGTGCTGACCGGCTACGGCTACAACGCCTATGGCAGCTTTGCCTATGGCGTAGCACGACCTGACACCGGCACACCCATTGCAGCCACCACATGGTCACTCGATACATGGGGCGAGTATTTGATTGCTTGCTCTAGCACCGATGGCAAGCTCTATGAGTGGCAATTGGGTTTCTCAACGCCCACACTGGCAGCGGCAATCACCAATGCGCCCACTGGAAACAAGGCGGTTTTGGTCACCCAAGAGCGCATCATCTTTGCCCTTGGCGCTGGTGGAAACCCAAGAAAAGTGCAGTGGTGCGACCAAGAGAACAATACCCAGTGGACACCGGCAGGCGACAACCTTGCAGGCGACTATGACTTAGCCACCCCTGGCTCACTCATTGCCGGCAAGCGGGTCAAGGGTGTTAACTTGCTGTTTACCGATGTGGATGTCCACACGGCCCAGTATGTTGGCGCTCCATTTGTCTATGGCTTTGAGAAGGCTGGAAGCGGCTGCGGTCTCATTTCAGCCCAATCTGTGGCGGCCATTGACACTGCGGCCATTTGGATGAGCAATTCTGGCTTCTGGATTTATGACGGGTATGTCAAGCCACTGCCAAGTGATGTGTCAGACTACATCTTTGCCAACATCAACTATGCCCAAGCATCCAAGATTTATGCGGTCCATGTCAGCAAGTATGGTGAGATTTGGTGGTATTACCCAAGTGCGGCCAGTAATGAAAATGACAGCTATGTCACTTTCAACTACAGAGAAAACCACTGGAACATTGGCACACTGGCCAGAAACGCTGGGGTTGACTCTGGTGTGTTTACTTATCCTTTGATGGTCTCAAGTGATGGTTACATCTATGAGCATGAGGTGGGCTACAACTATGACAGCGCCAGCCTTTATGCCGAGTCTGGCCCAGTCCAATTGGGCAATGGCGACAACATCATGTCTGTGCGCCAAGTCGTGCCAGACGAGCAGACACTTGGCGAGGCGGTGGTGTCATTCAAGACCAGAAATTACCCGACAGGCACACAATCTTCATTTGGACCATACACGGCAGCCAACCCAACTTCAGTGAGGTTTTCTGGCCGGCAAGTCAATATGCGGGTGACTGGTGACACTTTGGCTGACTGGCGCATTGGCGTGATGAGACTTGAGGCCATCCCAGCCGGTAAGCGATGAGCGACCAAGAACAACTGGAAAGACTGCGCCACCATGTGGAGGCGGCATTAGAATACAGTGGAGGCACACACAATTTTGACGATGTCGCTGAGATGGTCGAGGATCACAGATTACAGCTGTGGCCGGCCAAGGACTCGGTGGTATTGACAGAGATCGTTGTCTATCCCAGGCTAAAGAATTTGCACTATTTCTTGGCTGGTGGCGACCTAGACGAACTCTCAAGGATGAGACCATTGATCGAATCCTGGGGCAAGTCTATTGGCTGCACCAGAGTGACCTTGGCAGGCCGAAGAGGCTGGTCAAAGACATTTTTGAAAGACGAAGGTTACAGTCCACAGTGGTCTGTAATGGCAAAGGAACTTTAGGGGAAAAATAATGGCAACTTCACCAGCACTAGCATGGTCATTGGCTAACAACATCAGCCAAGAGCAGTTTGACAAAAGCATTGTTGACGCTATCAAACAGGGTGAGGCTCAAGGCTTGAGCGATGCCCAGTTTGAGAGCTTGATGAATCAGTATCAGATCAGCGCTGCTGATGTGGCACGTGCCACTCAGTCAACGCCTGCGGCTATTCAATCCCGCATGGAAGCGGCAACGCCCACAACGGCTACTGAGATTGCTTACAACCAAGCGGCCATGGATGAGCTGGCAGCGCGTGAAGCGCAATGGGCTGCACAGCAAAGGCAAAATGAAGTTAACTGGGCCAATCAGCAAAAGACCAATACGACTAATTGGGCCGAGCAGCAGCGCTTAAATGAGCTTAAAAATGCACAGCAGATTGCTGCCAACCAAAAGGCTTATGAGGCTTATCTGGCCAGTCAAGCAAAGTTGGCAGCAGATCAAGCCTCAAAGGCCACTGGCTTTCAGACCAGTGCCGGCACAATGCCATTTGCCAATGCGACCCAAGGCTTTGCACAGAACTTTCAGAATTACCAATCCATTGCACCAGGCGCGCAATACAACCCAGCGGTCATGGCTGGTGGTGCATCCCCTTACAGTTTGATCAGAGGCCAGATGCAGCCCATGGGCAACCCATACGCTGGCGTGGTAGCAGGCCAAGCAATGGGTGGCTATAACCCTGGTCTGTATGACCAGATCGCAGCGGCCAATTTGGCCAAGACTGCGGCAGAGACTGCGGCCACAACAGCAGCGCAAAACACACAACAAGAATCAACAGGCTTGGCGCATGGCGGCATGGTCCATGGTGGCCTGATGTTTGGTGGCAACCCTCCTGGCCCAGATGATGGCGCTGTCAATCTTGATATGGGCGAATATGTGATCAAGAAGTCTTCAGTCAATAAGTATGGCAAGGGACTTCTGGACATGATCAATGAAGGCAAAGTGCCTGCCAAGAAATTAAAGTCTTTACTCGGATAAGGTGGCAATATGTCAAAAGGTGGAACAACTACATCGACAAGCTCCATTGATCCACAGATCAAGGAATCATTTCTGGCCAACTTTCAGCAGGCCCAAGGGGTCGCTGGTGCATTGCCGGTCCAGCAGTTTGCTGGATATAACCCCATGTACCAGGCAGGCGAGGAAGCTCTGGTCAATGCTGGCCTTGCTGGCCCAGGCATCAGTGGCACAGACTTGGCAGCTCAAATGGCCGCTTATGGCGGTGTCTATCAGCCTGCACAGATCACAGCGCAGCAGACTAATTTAAGCATGGGGCAAGGCCCAGGCTCAATTGGCAGCTACATGAATCCATTCACCAGCGAAGTACGCACCAATGCATTGGCTGACTTGGAGTCTGCAAGACGCGCTGCTATTCAGCAGACTGGTGAACGTGCCACTCAGCCCGTGCATTTGGTGGATCACGCCAAGGTGTGGCCGAGGCTCTGACTAACCAAGGGTTTGCCAAGCAGGCCGCCACACTTGGCACTCAACTGAACGAGCAGGCATTCAATCAGGCAATGGCCATGCAGCAGGCTGACATTGCGCGCAGATCAGCAGCCGACATTGCCAATCAGCAAGCAGGCTTGCAAGGCGCTCAATTGCGATTAGGTGGTGCAAGCCAGCTTGGTAATTTGGCGGCTCAACAGCAAGCCTTGCGTCTTGGTGGCGCTCAAGCCGTCATGGGCGCTGGTGGTGCGCGTCAGGCTCTGGACCAGCAACAAATGGATGCGATCCGCAACATTGGCCTCCAGCGTCTTGGTGTGGTCCAGTCTTCACTCGGTGCGCAGCCTGCCAATCTTGGCATGGTGGCACAGACTCCATACAGTCAGAATGTCGGTGCTGGCGCTCTTGGTGGTGCTTTGGCCGGTGCAAAACTAGGCAGTGTTGTGCCAGGTGTTGGCACAGCGCTTGGTGCTGGCATTGGCGGTATTCTTGGCCTAATTGGTTAAGGGGTAAAAAATGGCTGAATTTAATTTTGATGGCCTACTAGGCAATTTGTTTGGTGGTGGTGGTGACAGTGAGCTTGAGAAGCTACTGACCACCAAGCAAAAAGAGCAATTGGGTTTGCAGTCAACAATGGCCGCGGCTGCTGCATTGCTCCAGGCAAGCGGTCGAAGCCCCCAGCGTATTGGCCTTGGCCAAGCTCTAGGCTCTGCCCTGCAAGCTGGCCAAGGTGCTTATGAGCGAGGCACAACAAACGCATTCCAGCAAATGCTTTTGGGCGAGAAGCTGAAAGAAGGACAGCGCGCTAGAGAATTGCAAACCCAAGTCGCTGGTGTTTTGACCAAGCCCCAAACTGTATTAAGTCCAGAGCAGCAGGCTTTAAGAGCGCCTGTTTCTGAGGCTGGCCCATTTGGTCCAAAGGTGGCCCGTGCCGAACTGGCTGCAAGCATTCAGCCGCCAAGCGCCAACGAAATCAAGGCCGGCCAGTATCAGCAGATTGCAGACCTTTATGCAGCTCAAGGTAGGTCTGAAGATGCCAAGCGTTATCAGGAAATGTCTGAGAAACTTAACCCAAGACCAGAAATAGTCGGCCAGCCCATTGAAGTGACAGACACCAAAGGCAACCCTATTTTGGTCCAGCAGTATAAAGACGGCAGCGTTAAGACCATGACAGGATATGGTCCAAAGCGTGATGTCGTTTTGCAGAACCAAGGCGGTCAAACTGTGGCCATTGACAAGTCAAAGCTCAAAGGTGGCGAGACATTTGCCCAGACAATGACTCCAGCAGAAATTGCCAACCTACAAGTGGCAAGAGGCAACTTGGCCGTGGCCCAAGGCGGTCTTGGTTTGCGCCAGCAAGAATTTGCCCGTAGTGCGTTTGACCGAGTTGACACCCCAGAAGGATTTTTTAATGTGCCTAAAGGCGGTGGTGTGGCCGTGCCAGTCATGGGACCAAGCGGTCAACTTAAAGGCGCAAGCGGAGCGCCAACCGAGGGTCAGTCAAACGCTGCTGGCTTTGCCCAGCGCATGGAGTTGGCTCAAAGCATTTTTGAAAAACTACCGGCTGGATCGCAGCCAGGAATGGGTACTCGAGTGGCCGAGGCCGTGCCATTTGTTGGTGGCGCTTTAGCGCGAGGTGTGGTTCAAAGCGCAGACACTCAGATGTATGACCAGGCTGCGCAAGATTGGATTCGCGCCAAGCTGCGCAAAGAGTCTGGTGCTGCCATTGGTGTGGATGAGGCGAGACAAGAATATGCGACCTATTTCCCAATGGTGGGCGATACAGCAGAAAAGATTGCGCAAAAAGCAGAAGCTAGGCGCGTGGTTACATTGGGAATGCAAAAGGCCGCTGGCAAGGCTTATGAGCCTTACACCCCATTAGCGCCTGCACCGACTGCTGCCCCTGCTGCACAGCCAATGATGTCTGGTGTCCCAACATGGGACCCAGTCAAAAAACAATATGTTTACCAGTAAGGTGAAGTTATGACCCAATATGTAAATGTGATTGGTGTTGGTCCAGTCGGGTTTCCTGACGACATGACCAAAGAGCAGATCACCGAAATATTGAAAACAATGCCGCCTCCAATGGCTGCACCAACTCAAGCGCCAGACACTCTAGGCCGTCAAGTTGGAATGGCTGTTCGACCCATGGCCCAAGCGGCATTGACTGCTGGTGGCCTGCTGCCTATGGTGGTCGATCCCATGGTCAACTTTTTTAACTTGGCAGCTGGAACAAGAATCCCAACGCAAAGCCAAGCAGTTGAAAGAACATTGACGGGCATTGGATTCCCAGAAGCTAGAACACCCCAAGAGCGAATCATGCAAGATGTGGCCACTGCCGGTTATGGCACTGGTGGTGTTGCGCGTATTGCCGGTGAAGTCGCGCCAAGATTACCTGGCGTGACTAGAGACTTGGCCAAATTCTTTGCGCAAAGTCCACAGGCCCAGACCGCGGCTGCATTGACAGCATCAGGCGCTGGTGGAATGTTGCGCGAAGGTGGTGCGCCTCCAGCTCTGCAAGTTGGCGGTGCAATGTTGGCAGGCATGGTCGCCCCAGGCGGTCCAAAGCTCTCACCTACACAAAGAATCTTAGAAGCGCCTGGTGCAATGGTTAAGCCATTTACACAAACAGGCCGTGAGGTCATTGTTGGCAATGTCTTGAATCGACTGGCCACAAACCCAGAGCAAGCAGCACTCAATTTGCAACAGGCCCAGCCACTTGTCCCAGGTGTGAGAGTCACGACAGCAGCTGGTGCGCGTGATCCTGGCTTGGCTGCGGCTGAGACTGCGATCAGAGCATTGGACCAGTCTGGTGCATTCCCCAATGTACTGTCTGCAAATCAGCAGGCTTTGCTTGAATCATTTAGAAGGCTCGGTGGCCGTGGTGGCGATGTAACTCAGCCTGGCTCTATCCCATACGCTGAAGCCAAACGCACCAGCATCACTGCCCCAATGCGTGAGTCTGCATTTGCCAACAAACAACCCGTAAGTGTCGAGCCGATCACAAGTGCCATATCCGGCATCATGGCCAACCCTGCAACCCAGCGCAAATCAGTCGATGAGGCGATGGGCTATGTCAATAGTCTATTGGCTAGGCGCGTTGATCCTGACACTGGGACCATTGACCCCATGGCTTTGTACAGTGTCAGAAAAGACATTACAGATGCCATGGCTGGTAAATTGGCAGGCGAACAAGCCAATTTGCGTTTGGCCAAAGGCCAACTTGCAGACCTATTGCCAGTCATTGACAACGCCATTGAATCTGGCGCTCCAGGCTTTAAGAGCTACATGGAGAAATATGGCAAGTCATCGAGCGCCATTGACCAAATGCGCTTGTTGCAGGGCATCGAGGCCAAAGTCACAACTGGCCAACCCAACTTGATGACGGGTGAGCCGGTCTTGGCAGCGTCAGCATTGCGCAGACAACTGGCCACCAAAGCAGAAGAAATTGGCACTCAATTGTCGCCAGCGGCTCAGACCCGTTTGGACAACATCATCAATGAGATCAATCGTGGTCAGGCTGCAACTGCACCAGGCGTGAAAGCCCCTGGTTCAAACACATTCCAGAACATGAGCATGGGCAATCTGATTGGCCGAGTGTTTAGTGAGTCCATGGCTGATAACACCACACTGCGCACCATGACAAGGCCACTGGACTTTCTTTATAAATTGCCTGATCAGCAGATTCAGCAATTGCTTGTTGAAGCAATGCTTGATCCCAAGCTGGCAGCAACAATGATGGGCAAGGCCAACATTATGAAAGTCGAGCCACTGGCCCAGTCACTGCGAAAGAAGGCTGAACAAATGGGATTTGGCGCGGCCATTGGTGCGCAAGAATAACTAAGACCCAAAAAACGCGGCCACAAGTGGGTCGCGTTTCACGACCCGTCTTTTCTGTCTACGTCTGGCAGCGTCAAAGTCTTTGTCATCTGCACTCATTCTGTCGCGGTACTTTTTAATGCGTTCAGAGCCTGGCACTGGCCCAGGTGCAATTGCATCTTCACCATCACCCCAAGACCACAGAGGCCGCCACTGGCCATTTGCATGGACCTTGGTGTGTCCTGAGATGTGGACCAGACCATGGCGGTGCAAGTCAAACAGGATTCGCGCTGCACTGCGCCTGGCACAAAAGCACAGCTTGGCCAAGTCCACATCAGAGAGATTGCTTTTCTTCTGGAGCGCCGCCTCAATGGCAGGCTCTACACGGGGTTTTAAGCCTCTGGCCATGTGCTGGTCTCCATTCGGGCTTTCAAGCGCTCCAGCATCGTTTTGACAACGAATGCACGGGCTTTGACTTCATCAGGCATTGCATGGCCATAGACTTCTGGGTGGAGTAAGTCTTTGACCAGGTCGAGGCAGGCATCGATGGCGGGTGGTAGGTCTTGGTTCATTTGATTTGATCTTGAATGCGTTGACCTATCCATGCTACTACTGGCACGGCCCAACTGTTACCAAGGGCTTTATACCTTGGCCCATCAGGTGACTCGGCTGCTTTGCGCCAAGGAATATTGGTGTATCCATCAGGGAAGCCTTGGAGACGTTCGCATTCAACTGGTGTGAGTCTACGCACGGCCATAGAAACAGAATGGACTGCCGCCACTTGGTTTGTGACCTCAGTTGACTGTGGTGATCTGCTAGGGTCATTGGATGCTGTCAATGTAGGAGCAACTATTGCAATACTCGCCTGACCACCACTTGATCCGCATCCAAGGCCATGTGTCGTGCCATCGGTGCTTGAGATGGGGTCTTGTGTTGGGTGAAATGCGACCGGCTGTGCCACATTTGTACCAATGCCTGCCTTTGTCAAAGTGCTAGTGACATCAGTTTCATTGACATATAAGCCGCCATTGGGTCGGTCTGATCGTGTTCCATTTGCATCACAAAATGTAATGTTGTAGGCAATTGGCTGCGAAACCATTGGCAAATTACCACCGCCAGTCCCCCATCTAGCTCTAACAGTGGAACTGATATCGCCTAATTCTGTGACTCTGCTATCGCTAGGATGGTTTTCATACACGGCCACAGGCTGTGCCAAGAATGTCTCACTACCACCACCCGCAACACCGCCAGAGGCTTTGATCGTGCCGCTGACAGTGTCTTCTCTGTATTGAGCAAGGCTGCTTTCGTAAAAAGAACTGACAGGCAGTAAATGGCCACTATTGATGGTCTGATGATTCATCTTATTGCCGCCACATTCTGTGTCCAAAGCACCCACGACTTGCGTTTCTATGAACCATTCGTCTTCACAGTTAAACCCGACACGACTGACTCCAGTGCCGCTTGAAGAGATGGTGGGAGTGACTTTCCCCGTTTCTCTGCGCGGCGCAGAATCCCTGCGCACGCCCTCGAACTCAAAAAGAATCTCTGCGGGATTGATGTCGTCTCTAGCACTTGCGACAACGAACACACGTCTCCTGCGTTGGGCCACTCCGAAATATTGGGCATCGAGGACTCGCCACGCGACTGTTCTTTGGGGACCAAACACACAACCAGCGTTTGACCATCTCTCCCCTGGCGCTGTGATCGGCTCACTTTCACCGGCAAGCGCTCCAAGAAAGCAGCCGAAGGCATTGTCTTTGGTGTTGAGGACTCCTGGCACGTTTTCCCAGAAGACGATTGCTGGAGAATCTCCTCGAAGAGATCGAACATGGTCAATTGCATTGGCGATACCTACAAATGTGAGTGAAAGATTGCCTCTGGCATCATCCAGAGAATTGCGAAGACCAGCCACAGAGAAGGCTTGGCAGGGTGTACCACCACAGAACAAATCTGGGGCTTCAACTTGGCCAGACAGAATCTTCTCTGGCAATAGTGTCATGTCCCCGTGGTTTGGGACATCAGGGTAGTGGTGCTTTAAGACTGCACAAGGAAACGGCTCAATCTCAGAAAGCCATGCAGCAGTCCATCCAAGTGGATGCCACGCCACAGAGGCCGCCTCAATGCCAGAGCAAACAGAGCCGAACTTCATGGTGTGTTGTCCTTATGTTTAGCCAACGCAGACTCTTCAATGTGGTCCACAAACCCTTGCAAGATCATGTGGGCAATGTCCACATCAGTGCCAGCGATGTATGCGTTATTCAGCGTCATGCACTCTTCAAGATCAGGCTCATAAGGTGAGCCAATGGAATCAACTGATCCCTTTTCTGCTGGGCTGTATTCCAAAAAGCATATAAGGTCCACATCTTCAATGCAGCACTCAAACTGGAACAAGTCTTTGGGGCATGGGGGTGTTGGGCCGTAGTTCATGCCTGCTCCTTTGTGTAAAGCGCAATTGGTTTGTAAATGCTTGAAGGTTTTTTCCACCGGAAATATCGATGGCCAGCTGCGTTTTCGCAAAGGTATGCAACTGGCTCTGGAACTGTTATTGAGATCACGCCAGCTTGGCTGGGTGTTGGCTGCTCCAGGTATTGAGCGTAAACACGATCAGCGACAAGGGCGGCAAAGTGCTCAATGTCACCATGCAATGTCAGGCCATTGTCTTCAATCAATTTAAAGATTTCGTCTTTGGTCATGTATTGCGCTCCTTGAGTTTGGCTTCTGCCCATCTAACTAAACCAACTTGCTCAAGTGGTAATCCTGCGTAGTCAATATCCGTCAGCCCCTGCCACTCACGTTTTGGTTGAATAAGCTCTTCTTTTGCGAACGTAATGGCCTGCCCCAACTTCTTGACAAGTACCTGCTCAATCAATGGCGTTATGACCTCTTGCAGATAGTCACGCAACGCTTCTTCTTGTTCTGGTGTCATGTTGACCACCATGCGACAAGTAATGCGGCCATGCCAACGCCAATGGCAATGGCAGTCAAATAATCCAAGAGGGTTTCGGTTGAGGGTTTCATGGTTTTCTTTCGTTAATGGGGCCGAAGCCCCGTGGGTTTTATTTGGCAGCCTTTAAAACTTCACTGTCCACCCAGTCGCCAATCTGGGCAGGCATCCAGCCGTTTTTTTGTTGACGGCCCAGATGAGTGCTGGCCATGTGGCAATAAGTATTGCCATCACGCTGTGCGCCCACAGCGACAATGCGCCATGTATCGCCCATGTGGACAATGACTTTGTTGAATAATTCGTTTGAGGTCATTTCGTTTCTTTCGTTTAAGTGATATGGACAAACGAATGATGACAGAAATAAACTATTTGTAAAGAATTATTTTTATGTGTTGTTTTTATACATATTCCGCAATTAGAATGCGACCATGCAATCAATTCACGACATCAAATCAAGAGCCAAGGCTCACAAGATCACCATGTCTGCGGTGTGCAATGAGGCTGGCATCCAGCAGTCCCAAGTGAGCCGGTGGCTGTCTGGGACTGTGGAGCCATTGTGGACATCAGTCAATCAATTGCACTTGGCGCTTGAGAAACTGATCGACAGATCACCAGTCGTTATCGACTGACTCGGCAGCAGCTGGCGCGGCCTTGCCTGCCACCACGCCAAAGTCAGATGCAGCTGATGGCTTTGCACCACCGAGCGAGTCACCCTTAGACAAAAGCATGATGTTGTTCAAACCATAAGACACGCCCTTATTGCCTGCTTGGTCATAAGCATAGGCATTCAAGCTCACTCGGCCATAGTCGCCAGAGACGATGTCTTGGCTTCCCAAGATGTCATGGCCATGGGCATCCACTGCACCAGGCTTATTGGTGCTTTTGGTGTTGAAGAAGTAATGGCCAGCATACTCTGGGCCAAGTGGTCCACCATCAGATTTCACTTCAGTGTCGCCATCACGCAAGGGATTGCGAACAGTCTTGGGAATCTTGTCCCCGAACTTGGCGGTCAATGCGGCCTTGGCTGCCGCTTTCAATTGGTTCACAGTCTCTGTGTCTGTCTTTGGGACAAGCACCTGAGTGGAGAACTCTTCTTTCCCGTTCATCTCATTCTTACGAGCAGTCAATGCTGAGAAATATGAGAAACGAACTTTTCCGGTTACGACTCTGGTCATGGTTTTTTCCTTTTAAGGGTTTAGGTTTTTACGTTTCTGTCGTTAAACAGAAATTGCACTTTAGCACAAATCAGATATGATGCAAACAAGTTAAAACGAGGAAACCGAAATGCAGTTATTTCCCCATCAGCAAGAGGCCAAACTTTTCTTGCTGTCTAGGCGCAGGGCCATACTGGCCGACCAGCCAAGGGTGGGCAAGACGCTACCCACAGCAGCTGCTGCACTTGAAAAGCTACCGGCCCTCATCGTCTGTCCGGCCATTGCCAAGACAGTCTGGGAGTCTGCCTTTGCTAGGCTGGCGCCAAACGTCTCGGTCCATGTGGTCAATGGCAAGAAGGGCGCTTCAGAGGTAAATAGCGCAGATATCACCATCATTAACTATGACGTTTTGCAATACGCACAAACGAATGTGGACAGATATAACACTCTGGTTTTGGATGAGTGCCACAGAATCAAGAATCCAAAGGCCCAAAGAACGAAGGCTGCAATGCTGGCCATGAAGAAAGTGGACCATGTTTATGCATTGTCTGGCACACCCATCCCAAACAGGCCCATCGAGCTGTGGCCAATACTGCACGGCCTTGGCATTTACAGAGGCGGCTGGTTTGACTTTGCAGCCCGTTACGCCCGACTTTTTTCAGCACCATGGGGCATGGATGCCTCTGGCGCCAGTAATCTGCCAGAACTCAAGGCGCTCATGCTGCCCCATGTGCTGCGCAGAAAGAAAGAAGACATCTTCAAAGACTACAAAGAGCCGCAAGTCTCACTCATCACCTTTGACCTACCAAACGACAAACGCGAGCAAACCTTTGATGCCGATGCCTTGATGGCAAACCCCAATGCCTTGCTGGCCTTTGAGGGTCTGGCCGAGATCATGCGCGAGGCCGGAATGCGCAAGGTCAAGGCCGCCAGTGAATTCATCGATGACTTGCTCCAGGCCGATGAGCCGGTGGTGGTCTTTGCGCACCACAAGGATGTGGTGGCCGAGCTGGAGAAACTGCTCAAGGACCACAAGCCAGTGACAGTGGTGGGTGATACATCACGGGCCAAGCGCGACAAGGCTATTGCAGATTTCCAGTCTGGCCAGACCAACTGCATCATTGGCAACATTGCCGCCATGTCTGAGGGTGTGGACCTAAGTGCTGCCGACACCATTGTCTTTGTCGAATGCACTTGGTCCACATCGGCTCTGGAGCAAGCCTCAAGCCGGGTTGAAAATATCAACAAATCAGGCATCCCCCCAGTCATTTACATATTGACCATCAAGGCCAGCTTGGACCATACAGTCTTGGCCAAGGTCTTGAAGAAACTGAATATCGTCAACCAAATCATTTAACCAGGAGAAACCATGCAACACGAAACCAGAAAACACGCCCGACTCTCAGCATCCCGCACAGACCGGTTCATGCAATGCCCAGGCTCATACAGGCTTGAATCCCTCATGCCATGGGAGCCAGCAGGCGAAGCCGCTGCTATTGGCACTACCATCCATGAGCTGTCAGAGATCATTTTGTCAGGCAAAGAAGTCCCAGCCGGCACTGATCCGGACCATGTGGCCATGGCCCAAGGCTATGCCGACTTTGTCAATACACTGGTGGAAAACCCACGCAAAAAGCTGATCGAAGTCAACTTAGATGAAGGTCTGAAGTCTCTGCACCCAGCGCTTGGTGGCACGGCTGATGCTATTCTGGTCGATGGCAACCATCTTCACGTGATCGATTTAAAGACCGGCAGGGTGGCCGTTGACGCAAATGAGAACAAGCAGCTGCTGACCTATGCCCTTGGTGCGATGCGCCAGCTCAAAGCGCCAGACACCATCGAATGCACCATGCACATCTATCAGCCGCGAGTCGGCCACAGCAAGTGGACAGTGTCAGGCAACTATTTGAACTTGCACGGCAGGCGCTTGGTTGAAGCAGCCGAGCTGGCGCTCTCAGGCGATGCACCCACAAACCCAAGCGTTGACGCCTGCCGGTATTGCAAGGCCAAGACCATTTGCCCATCCATGCGTGAGAAGGTCCAAGAGACTGCTAGAAGCGATTTCAAGCCTGACACCACTGTTACCCCTGAGATGCTGGACAACGCAGCTCTGGTGGCCTCATGGGCCGATGCAGTGCAGTCTGCTGCCAAAGAGCAATTGGCCAATGGCAAATCGATTCAAGGCTGGACCATGCGTGTGGGTCGCAAGACAAAATTCTGGAAGGATGAGAAGCTGGTCCAAGAAGCATTCAAAGACTTGCTGATTGCGTGGGAGCTGAAGTCGCCCAGTGCTGTCTTAAAACTTGGTGTCGAGGTGAGCGAAGACCTAGTCGGTGAGAAGGTGGCTGCTTCTTCTCTAGTCAAAGAAAAATCCAAGGAATAGAATCCAATCCCTGCCCCAAAAAGAAAGCCCTGGTCCAAGCGCAAACTCTGACCAGGGCAAATTCAACTCAAGGCAACTCAAAAAATGAAACCCCAACTTAAAGGAATTTCAGTGCCAACTATAACTGAAACACCCCTGCCAGATACATTCAGCCAGTCCCAGTCTGTGGCCTGCAAAATAGGCGCTGTCGCCCCCGATGCTGTGTTTTGTACCTTTGCCCTGCAAGGCAGCAAAAAGATTCCTTACAAGCGATCTGGCCAAGGCGTGGCACGCGATACTGACCCAAGCGATCTGTACAACGCTGAAGACGTCTGGACCATGGAGGGCGCCCCACATGGCCAATATCTTGGCCTAGTCCAGCAGCGCCCCATCATCAGCGCATCAGGCAACTATTTGGTTTGCCTAGATGTGGATATGAAGCACGCATCAGGACCGACCAATGTGGCCATCCAGCGCATGGCCAAGTATGTCAAGCAGCACAAGATGCTGACCGAGGTCTCTGTCTCAGGCCGTGGCCGTCATGTCTTCTTATGGGTCTCACCACCCAAAGAAGCTGACCAGGTACTGCCCAAGTACAAACTGGGCGGCGGCCAAGAGCTGGAAGTATTCGGCCTGCCAAACAGTGCCGGCAAGTCAGTGCTACTCAGTGGCAATGCGGTGGTCGGTGAATTCCAAGAGGCAATTGATCTTTATGCCTTGCTCCAAGACTGGGGCATCATTGAGCAGCACCAGCTCCAAGAGCCAAAGCCTGCACCACCGAGCCAATCATTTGACTTCACCCAATTAGGCTCAAGACTTGATGACAGCGATCTTGATCGTGCCGTCAAGGCTTTGCACCATATTTCCCCAGACTGCGACTATGACCAGTGGATTGAGCTTGGCCAAGCGCTGCACACCGAATTTGGAGAAGCTGGTCTTGGCCCATGGATGACATGGTCCATGGCTGGCCAGAAGTTTGCAGGCACAAAAGACATTGAGCTGCACTGGAAGAGCTTTCACCAAGGCAAAGGTGTTGGCCTTGGCACACTCTACAAACACGCCAAGGACTGTGGCTATGAGCCTCCAACAAAGCAGACCGAGCGAAAAAGCGCAGTCGAAGACTTTGCAGCAGTCATTCAGTCTGTGACCATGCCAGCTCTGGCCCAGTCAGAAGCACCACAAGGCTGGCCAGAGCGAACACTGACCATTGGCCAGATCAAACCCATCCGCTACATGGTCAAGGGCTTCTGGGCGCATTCCTTTATGGTGCTGGCCGGTCAGCCTGGCATTGGCAAGACCACTGCGGTCATCAGCCTTTGCATGGTAATGGCCGGCTTACAAGCCAAAGACTGCGAACTTACTGCCACCAAGAAACGCAAAACAATCATAGTGACTGAAGACTCGGACCAGGTCGAAAGAACACTCACAGGGTATGCACGGCATTACGGCATCAGTGCTGAAGCATTATCCCAATGGTTTGTCATCATCGATGCCAAGAGGTCTAATGTGAAAGATTTACTTATGCTTGCACATAATGTGATTAAACACACAATAGATAATGTCCGGCCATTATTGGTATTAGATACGGCCAACGCGACAATGGATATTGATAATGAGAATGACAACTCAGAGGTCGGTGCATATATTGCAGCCTTAAAGCAGACCATTTACATCCAACTGGATACGCCAGTCTGCATCATCACACACACCAATAAGACCATCAGCAAGTCAGACTCAGATGCCACAGCCCGTGGAGCAAGCGCATTCACAGGCGATGCAACCCTGACCGGAGTGCTGTTCGAAGATGAGACCAAGACCCGTTATATGCGCCTGGTCAAGACCCGTTATCAGCCCAACTTCAGAGAGATCAAGTTTCAATCAGATGTCTTTGCTGACACTGTCCTTGATGAAGACGGGGATGTCCAAGAGCAAATGGTGCTGCTGGTCGTGCCAGCCATGTCCTCGGAAGAAGACCGAAGGCAGGCAGCCAACGACCGAATGAACGACAAAAGCCAGCAACAAGTCCAAGATGCCGCAGACGCTGCCTGCAACTTTGTCCAGTCCATCATCAATGCCAAAGGCGCAGTCATCATGCGCAGAGGTTCTGGCCGCCCATCAGTGCCAAAGGAGTTGGCAGGGATGCATCAGCTGGAGTGGACTGATATCTATCAAGCAGTCCCACAAGCTGATCAAAGCTATGCGAGAAAGGCCGTAAGCAGCGCCATTTTCCAGCGCTTCTGTCAGGACCAGTCAAGCTCTGGATGGGTTCAAATAAAGTAAACCGGTAAACCGGTAGTAAACCGGTAGTAAACCGGTATACCGGTTTAGATAAAGGCAGGTCTGTTGGTATAAGTGGGGGTCTTTAGACCCACTTATCCACAGGCCAATCTGGTCAGTTTTGGTATGGTGAAAAGTAAAGCGGTAAAGCGGTAGATTTCCTTAACCCATACCGGTTTACTTTTCACCCTTTTTGGAGAAAAGCAATGGTCCAACAAGTTACGCAGTTATCCACAGGTTATCCACAATTAGAGAAATTCGTGGAAGATGATCGCGTTTATTGCCATCAGTGCAGTAAAGCGGTAGAAGTGGACATGAAGCAGTCCATGCCAGCCGAGCAGATGGAAAGACACCGAAAGGTCAATGCAAAGCCACTGCAATGGATGTTTGACCAGGCAAAGGTCAAGGGTGGATGGGCAACCATCACATGGTCCGAACACCAGTGCAGCAAAACCGGACTGGCCGCATTCCCAACCAATGTCAAACACCGATGCCATATGTTTCAGACCAAAGCCTCGGCAGTAGAATCCGAAGAATGGTGGTTGACTTAAAGCGCAAAAGAAAAAGCATTGAACACATTGACCAGGTCAAAGTGGTGCAGCACTTTCGAGCGTTCTATCCGGACATCATCATTGCAGCAATACCCAATGGAGGCGATAGAACGGCCTCAGAGCGTTTAAAACTGCATTCTGAAGGTGTTTTAGCAGGGATGCCGGATTTTTGCGTCTTGGAGGCTAAAAACGGGTTTCATGCGCTATTTGTGGAAATTAAGACCAAGGCGGGTGCGGTCTAAGCCAAGC